AACCATTTGTGATGGCAAAAGCAACCACCTTTCCATTCCCAAATTGAATACGATGAAGAACCTGCTGGTGCGAACTTCTCATTCTCACCTTCCATTGCAATGATGTCTTCGTATTTGTACACCGCACTATTTTTTGAAAGTGAAACCATCTCGCGACAAAACTCGCGTGTTACCATTTCGCCATCGCGCCACGTTAAATTTCTTGAATAGTAATAACGGATTTTATACAGACCTTTATCTGTTTCATCTGAACGTTCATTCGGTTTTGCATACGAACGTAACGACATATATTCCTTTCTATACGCTTCTTCGTTGTGTGGGTCTGTTACTTCTTCATCAGATATGCATTCCCATTCTTCTTCGTCAACGTATTCTGCTTTATCAGCAAGATGCTTTAACCACGCGTTAGAATCTTCTTCACTAATGTGCGCAGGTACACCATTAATCAGTTTTTGTTCTGATTTATTTTTCTTTACTTTTTTTTTTTGACTGCTCAATTTAGCAATCGCATCACCACCGCTAATTTCAAACATTGCTTTTGCAACTTCAACATCAACTTGTAAGAACTGCACCAAGAAAACAATCGCTTGTTCTTGCGTTAAAATTCCTTCTTTTACTTTTGAAACAATGTCAATTGCTGATGCAATTTGTGCACGGTTGTATGTCACATCAGATACCTTTACTTCTGCTGTTACATCAGTTGTTGTTGGTTGGTCAACTGGTGTATCAATAACAATTGATTCAGTTGGCATTGCAGTTTCAACAATTTCAAAAGGTGAATTCAATGCAATTTCAATATCACCAATGATTGGTGTGAACACATCAGTAATTAATCTTTGATATGGTTGAATCACTTGATGGTTGAAGATATCCAACGCAACAACCATTTCATCTTTGTTCGAACCAAAACCACCATTATCACGAATACCAAATAACAATGGTGATGTGATACGATGACCAATCATAATTTGCTTTGCAGTTTCTTCACTCAAAAATTGATATTGTTTGTCTGCATCTGATATTGGAAATGGTTCTATTTGTGGCGCACGTGCAGGGTCTTCATTGAATGTCATCAAGAACTTACCAGCATTACTTGCACCGCTCAATCTTGCTTCCCATTCACGTCTGATTTGTTCGCGTTCTTCTTTTTGCGGAATGCCATTCAAGAAGTTAATTATGAACGATGGAAACAATCCATTCATAATGTTATTCACGTGATACATTCCCATCTGATAACTCAATTCAATGTAATTCAATGAACCATAGTAATCGGGTTTTGAATAATACATTGAACCAGCACACATTGAATGGTCATAAATTACTTGACGTGGATATTCTTTTGCGCACGATGGATCAAACAAAGGAATGAAATATGGTTTACCTTTTTTACTTCTTGTATTGCTCCAATCGTATGAATACCACACACCAGTTACTTCTTCGCAATCTTTATCGTATGCAAGTCTGCAATTCTCAAATGGTAAGTGATTGATTTGCGCAACGCGTGTTCCGTCTAATGACCAAATAATTTCAGCAACAAATTGACCTTGCAATTTTAAATCGAATGCAATTCCATCTAACGCATTATCAAGAATCGTATCAGTACCTTTACCAGCAATCATAAACGAAATCGAATTCACCAACGCATTGTGTATTGGTGAATTGTGATAAAGATTAATTAAGTATTGCGGATATAAATTGTTATCACCGTAGTCAATCCAACCTGCGCGATTCTCTTTTTCAATTGCTTCCGTTGGTTGATATTTTGCGAAGTTGAATTGTTGTATGTTAGTCATTAAGTGCCAGTATAAATAACGTCAACGGGAATCGTTGGCGTTGAAACATCATAGTAATTTACATTTTCAGTTAGTTCAAAAATTCCTTTCTCAACTAAACCAACAACACTTGCATCTGTTGGTTCTGTATTGCTTGAAGAATTTTGACCATACACTTCATATCTGTAACGCCCTGCATCAACAAGTGTTGCAGTTGTTAATTCAATTGTGGTGATTCTTTCGTTCTCGCTTATCACACTAACCACTTGACCTAATGTATCACCAGTCATTTCGTAGGTTAACACTAACAAATAATGCGTGAATGCAGTTGTGTAATAACTACGCCCTTCATTCAACGTTAAATACGTTGTTTGGTTTGCAGTATTTGTAAGTAGATAAATCATTTTTCCTTGTAAGTAAAGTTAACAAATGGTGGTTGTGTGACCACCAAATGTTAACATAAATTAGAATTGTTTATTAGTCAAGAATTGAAGCAGGTGCGCCGCTCAATTTGTATGCACGTTTTGGTGCTTCGTGCGTGAATGCAAGTGTGAAACCATTCATATCACCAAGCGTTGTGCCAGTTGATGCAGTTGATGTAGAAAGGTCTGCACCATTCTCATAACCAACAGCCCACCAATTTTCATTTGCATCAAGAACGAAAACAATTACACGTGCTTTTGCAACAGTTTGTAATTCTAATCTTTTTGCGCTTGATAATTTGTGAAGCATAACGTTCACCGTTTGCGTGTAGAACACCGTGCCATTGTCACGATTGAAGTTAATCGTTTCTTCAAGTGATGCAGTTTGCGTTGGTAATTCGTAAGTAAACAAATCACCACTTGCTGGGCCAACAATTGTAGTAACAATTTCATTCGCATCAAGTGTGAATGAACTTACTAATGTTTGGTCAACAAGAATGATTTTCTTTACTGAACCCACCCCATCTTTACAATCAAGTGTAAAACCAGTTGTTAATTCACAAGCCATATTTTTATTGTTTATTATTTGCACAAAAGTGATGCGTCCTTGTTTGACGCACCACAATTGTACAAGGGTTATTTAATTAATTAGGCAGTGTATTGATAGAATGCGATTTCGTTGCCGAATCCATACTGAACACCTGCGAAGAATTTCGCACCGAAACGAACGTTGTCTGATAAATCTTTATCGTACATATCAAGCAAAGCAACTTCGTTCCAATCAGAAAGCAAGTTTGTACCGAACCATAGGTTAGATGCTTGCGCCATCACCATTGTATCGTTTGACATACCAGGGCACTCAACGATTTCGTATTGACCTAACCAAGTCATTACAACGGTTTCACCTTGATACAAGTAAGAACCATTACCTAAACCAAGAATCGCATAACGGAATGCTTCAGCAACGTTTGATGATACATAGATGCGTGGCTTTTCAGTTGAGCGACGAACTTTCAATGGGCAAGTATCAACTAATCTTTTGATTTCATCGATAACATTTGTTTCGTCAATTGCAACTGGTGAAGATACATCAAGTACAGATGCATCAGCCAAGAACAAAGTTTCAAATCCATCGTACTCACCTGCGTTTGCGTTAACACCAGTCCAAATAAGAACTTCGTTTCTTGCTGCAATTCCTGCCATCATATTAGCTATGATTGCATCAGCAAGTGAAGCGTGTAATTGTCCGTTCTGTTCTGATTTTGATTCCCAATCCGATAAAAACGTGTTTTTACACAATTGTCTGTGAATTTGGAATTTCTCAAGTGTTAAAATTCTTTCAGTTAATGTAACGGTACCAGTTGGTGTGAAGTCACAAGTCGCATTTGCGAAAGTGATATCATCAACTAATTTGCGTACTACTTGCTTGTATTCAACGTTTTCTTTAACGGTGATATACTGCAATGTTTCGTTTGACAAGAATGCCGAACGAATGTAACCTGCTGCTTCTTTACCAGCATAGGTTGATGTAAGTGATGTGGTTGTAGCCATTTTTTATTTTTCTTTTTTTTATTTGTTTTTATTTAAGTTGTATGCGAAGCGTTCTTCGTAAGTCATTTGCTTGAATGATTTCTTCGGTGCTTCTTTAACTGCTTTTTTGAATTCAGTTTTTACTGATTCAACTGCTGGTTGTGCAGATAGTTTTGTTACTTGCGCAGATAGATTTTCTTTTTCTGCTTTAAGTGTAGCAATTTCTTTTTCAAGATTTGCAACAACATTTAGGATTGCTTCGAATTCAGCATTCATTTCAGTTGATTGTTCAACAACTTCTGTTGCTTCTGCTTCAACTTCAACTTCAACTTTTGGTTCTTCTTCCATTGGTTTGATTTCAGCAATCACTCCTTCAGTAACAACAATCGTTGATCCATCAGCAAGTTTGTATTCGCCATCCATCAAAGGTGCATCGTTACCTTCTGCATCTTTAACAAGTACACGAACACCAACTGCCCACGCATCACTATCGGTGTAAATAGAAGAACCATCTTCAAGAATCCCTTCAGTCATTTGCTTTACTTCAACAACTTCTTCTGATACAGATAAGTTGACGTTGTACTTTGCAAACAACTCTTGTACTTTTTCTTTTAGGTTCATAATGTGTTTATATATTAATTCAATAAGTAAATAGAACATCACGTAGTTTTGTTTCATAATTCAGATGATTGTTCTGTGTTATTGTTTTTTGTTTGAAAAGAAAGGTGCTAAACGTAGCACCTTTTCTTTTTAGTCGAAGTATGAATTCAATCGTTTAAATAACTCAATTTCTTCTTCATTCAAACCATACTTTTTAATTGCAATCTTTGTTTCTTCATTGCAGATTTTTTGAATTGCGTTGATGAAGTTATTTACATCACCATTATTCAATTCAATACGTAAGAAAGCACCACCTTCAATGTTCATTTGTTCGGGTCAACCTGCAACATTTGTTCAAGTTCAACGATCCATTGTTCTTGTTGTTCAGACATCTTCATTTCTTTTTTCGGTACGAACATTCCTTCGATTGAAAATGCTTTTACTTCACCGCTTTTTACTTTGTTCCATACTTCATCGTTCTCTACTTTCATACCACCGAACCACGTGCCAACTGGTAACGAAAATCCGAACTCTTTTGATTTATCATTCTCACCTTCAATTAACCACGATTCAACAAGTGTTAAACCAACCACTGGTGCTTCGTGTTCTAACGTAGCATTGTGATGCAAGTTCTGCTTGAAATAATTGTGCGCAATCTTTTCAATTGTTTCTTTGCTATACTTCACATAATATTCACCTTGCGTTTCATCGTATCGATAAATTAATTGGTCGGGAATGAGCAATGCACCATATAACATCTTGCGTTCTTCTGATGCAAGTGTAACGTAACGTTTTTCATCTGATAACGCAACGAAGTCAACACCAATTGCAGGGTCTTCAACAACGCTGATTGCGTGAACGCCTAACATACCAGTATCATCTATACCATACTCGATAACTTTTATTTTTTTATTCATCATAACTTTGATTGATTATTTATTAATTGTTGTGCTTCTATTGAATTCGATACTTGACCACTAATTACATACGCTTGAAATGGTGGTTGTTGATTAGGTTGATTCTGCAAAAACGAAAGTGATAGTGGTGAAGGTGAACCACCAACATTTGTACTACCATTTAAACCACCACCACCGCCACCGCTTGGTGTTGTTTTACTTTCGAATTTCGTTTGTTGTATTTTAATCACATTGGCAAGACCTGCCGCAAGTGCAATACCTGCTTCAACGAATTGTGCGCCAGTTGCAAGTTTTGCAGGGTTACCACCTGCCGTTAATGCGTTGTTAACTGCTGTGTAAGTTGCAACAATTGCTTGTGCTAAATTGAATGCTTTCACAACTTCAAATTGTCGCTTCGCATCTTTTTCTGATTTAGTGCCAAAAGATTCTGCAAGATTACCCAATGCACCAAATACATCACTTGCCATTTGTAAACGCTTTGCATTTAATTCACGTTGACGTTCTTGTGCGCGGAATGCTTGTTCTGCATCAAGTGCATCTAATGCATCATTCTCAACTTTCTTTATTTCAATTATTTTGTTCGTTGTTTGTAATGCACCTTCGATTCTTTGTATACCTTGCGTTTCATATAACAAATCCAAATTGCGTTCATTCACACGCTCTGCTTCATACGCTTCATCCATTGCTTTCTTCAAAGCATCGGCTTCTTCTTGCAGAATTTCATCACGTGTTTTCTTTCTTTTTTCTGCTCCTTTTTTTATAATATCACCTTTCTTATCTTCATTTTCTTCGTTTCCTTTTATGGTAAGTTTTGCTAATGCTTCTTGGTCATTATAAATATCTTCACTAATGAAATCAATTTCTTTTTGAATATTCTGCAAATCAGTTACGGTTGTTCCAACCATAGATGCACCCATATCTGTGATGCTCTGAATAAAACCACCTTGCAATCCAAGTAATGAAAGACCTGCTTGATTTGCTTCTGATAATGTAGTTGTGAATCCTTTATTCGCAAGTAATTGTGATTGTTTAGCATAAAGGTCTTCAAGATATTTTAACTTACCACGAACCTTTGCTTCTTGTTGTAACTTTAAAATCAATTGATTTTTTGCATTGATGATATCGTTCGTTGCGTTGATATCATTAATTGCTTCAATACCATTTGCTTTTAACGCTTTGTTCACTTCACCTAATGCTTTCTTTCTATCATCTTCACTTTTCGAATGGTCATTAACCGCACGTACTAATAATTCAATTTGTGCAGTTTGAACTTTAACTGAATCCATTTCTTTCATCACCGCCTCACTACGCATCATTTTATCAATCGATTCTTCTTGCGTTATATTGAAGTTTTTTACTGCTGTTGTTAATTCACTCCAATATGCAATTACACCTGCAATTGTACCTGCTATTAAGAAAATTGGATTTGCAAGTAACGCTTTACCCATATCACCAATTCCTTTAATCAAACCACCTAATTCTTCTTTGATGGTTTTGAAATTCAATTGCCCAAGTGCATTACCAAAACCACTTAACGCAATACCAGCACCTTTGAAATCTAATGACATAATTCGGTCACCAAACAAACCAACGTTATTTGATACCTGCTCAAATGCATTACCTGCATTCGCACTTAATTCTTGTGCTAAATCACTTATGTTATCCTTTAATTCTGCTGCACGTGCTGACGCTTTTTTGAATTCTTCGCTTGATTGATCCATCTCAAGCATCTGATTCTGCAACGCACGTAATTCTGCCTTCGCACTTTTAAATCCTTGCGCACTTTGTTCTGATGCTTGCGCAACATCGTTCATATATTGAACGCCATTGCCAGTTATATTGAATTCCTTTGTAGCCATTAAAAAAAGATTAGATAACTAATAAATAGATAAAACGCAACGTTTACACTTATTCGGAAAACTTTTAATGCGTAATACTTGCGCATATCCAACTGGTATTTGCCTTGCGCAATTTGTGATACGAATGATTTTCCTTTGATATCATTCTTGATGAACTCCAAACACGTAACTACGTTATCTGTTTTTATCATAATTGTTCGATGTTTAAATTAATTACACTTGCAACACTTGCTGTTATGTTAATCAATGAACCTTCAGCAATTGTATTACCTAATGTATATGCAACTGCATCATCTGTTATTG